CCTACCCTGCCGAAATCGAAGCAGGACGCGCCACCTAGCCTTCTAGGCTCCCCTAAACCTTGCTAAATAAGGCTTTGCGCGGGTGACTACTAATAGGCGATTACCTACTATGATATAGGTATCAGCGACCAGAGCGGTTCCGAAAGGCTCTCCCCGATCTAGGGGAAAAATAGATCAGCACCTTCACAACTAAAGAGATTCTCAAAAAGGGGAAAGTAGCGTGACAACCTTTTCTTCATCGAAGTAAGTGAGATTCCGTTCAACACAAACATCGGTAATCGAATTCAACGAAGAACAAAACAAGTCACCTAATTCAAAAAAAGAATTAGACGAAGGGTAAGAGAATATCCCGAACCTGAGAGAATCCCAGAAGGCATTAGCAACCCTTCAGGCTAGGTGCAAGTCCTAACACCACTAAGAACGTTTAGCAGAACGATCGACAACTCACCGATACATACGAAACAAACGTAGCCAACGGTAGGTGAGAAATCCATCGCGACTCTGAAGAACCTAATTAATAGGGGAAGTTGGCATAGCGTTTTTAGTGGTCAAACCTTTTCAAAGTATTTCGTTCATCTCCCCTACACCAATTTAGTTGGCGCAGGTTCACGACCTAGTAGGGGAACGATTAGCAAAACACCTAATCAACACAAAAGGAGAAACCAAATGAACCTCAATGAAATCATTGAACGATTAGAAGAAATAGCAAACGAACTTGGCGGTTACGTAAAAGTGCGTTCAGTATTTCAACCCAACTATCCACTCATCGCCGATCTCTTAACAGTTACAGCAATCATCGAAGATGATACTCCAACCGTTTACATCGGTATCGGAGATGGCAAAGAATACGGAACAGACGTTCACTACGCAGACGAATTTGTACACATCGAAGAAGGAGAACAACAATGAACAAGATAAAAGAAACAATCACATCAAACGTTTACAAAATACATTCAAGCGTTTATCAATTTACAAAATCAATAACAATCGATTGTAATGAATCGTTTGAATCAGTAGAAGGAAGAACGGTAATGGCGTTTATCGATTCTATTAATAGTTGGGAATACGCAATACAAAAACTTGTTAGCGCATTAGAAAACCAACAAAGAGATTCAGAGAGAGTCATTACTCAAATCAAAGACGGTTTTCAACCTTTCTTTTCAACAGCAGATTGGAGAATCGAAGAATACAAATCCGAACACAAAACACATGAGAGCGCGATCGTTCAACTGTGTTACATCATCGGCATTGACGCACAAACAAGAATCGATCTATTCAAACTCATTACAGAACTAACGTTCGCAAATAAAGGAGAAACAAAATGACACGGAAAGACTACATAACAATTGCAGAAATTATTAAGCGTCACAAAGACGTTTATGAAATGGATAACAAAACACTTCAGAGTGTTATGGAAAGTATGGCAACTGTTTTTCAGGCTTGCAACGATCGGTTCGATCTAGTGAAGTTTGTTAAGGCTTGCGGCTATGACTATTCGGAAATCAAATAAGGAGAAACAAATTGAAGATTTCAGAAATGATTGAACGTTTACAAACAATACAAAACGAATACGGAACTGAAGTTTGTATTCGTGGCGCGTTTCAACCACGTTGGGTTTTACATACTGACATCAAAACAATTTCAACCGTTGTCGAAAAAGAAGGAGAAACAATAACAAACGTAACTACGTACATCGGTATAGAAGAATCAAATCACGTTCAAGGTAAGCGTGATCTTCATTACTCAGACACAACAACATTTATTAATAAAGGAGAAACACAGTGAAAACAGAAATAACAGTAGGCATTAATTTAACGTCAAGCGAAATCTTAGATTTGCGAATGGCGTTATCAACCGCATCAAGTGAGTGGCTTGACAAGTACGAACAAGAAACAGATGAAACTAACAAGGCTACATACTTACGTATCCTTGATAGGAAACATCAAATATACGAAAAACTTGTTACTTGGTACGACACACAAAAAGAAATCGAAAACAATGCGTGTAGTTAACTATTACAAATGGAATCGCGCAAAGATAATTCTTTGTTGTGCAACAGGATTTACAACGCTTAGTTTCGTTGGTGGTTTAGATAACACAGACGGAGAAGTACACGGCGAAGGTGCAATCATTTTTTTATTAATCACAATTGCGTTAGCAATTAACATTTACAAGACCTCATTAACAACAAACAAAGGAGAAAATAATGAGTAAAGAAACAAGCCAATGGTTAAATCAGAATGTTCTGGTAGGAATGACCGACAAGCGCGGTTCAGCGTGGCACTACAAAGCATCAGAACAAGGAGCAGAACCAAATCACTATGCTGGCGCGGTTCCGATCGAAGATGTAAACAGGAGATTGTTTCATTGGAAAGCATTAGAGGTGCCAATGTGGATTGACGTTCCATTAGGAATTATCGATAACACAGAGCAACAAATCGAAGTGCCGAACAAGAAAGCAATCGTGCGTAGCGATACATTCGATGTTCTTGGCGTTCATTCAGGTAGTTACGCATCTCATCAATACGATGAGTGGTTACTTAAATCAGTTTCAAACATTCTTGATGACGATTTAGTTATTGGTTCTGCTGGTTTGTTAAAGAACGGTGCGATTGCTTGGGTACAGGTAGAGATGCCAGAGAACAGTAAGGTTGCTGACGTTGAGTTTCGACCCAACTTGTTAGCCACTACATCGTTTAATGGTTCAATCTCAACTACGTACAAACGAACAGTTACGATCGTGGTTTGCGATAACACTAGAGAGATAGCGTTGCGAGAAGATAGCGAACAAATCAAAATTAGGCATACAGCCAATTCTGCAGTTCGTTTAGACAACGCACGTAACGCTCTCAACATCGTTCACCAATTGGAAGATGCGTTTGGTAAAGAGATTGCACAACTACTTGACACAGCGTTTACAGATCAACAGTTTGAGAAGTTTCTGACCAAGTTAATTCCAGTCAAAGATACGGAAAGCAAGCAGGCGTTAACACGTTCTGACAATCTCAAATCAGAGTTTTTAACTTTGTGGCGAGAAGATGAGCGCGTGTCACCGTGGCGCGGTACAGCCTTCGGCGTTATGCAAGCGGTTAACACTCATCGTCAGCACATGCGATCTACACGCAAGGGCAACCTAATAGTGGAACGCACAATGCTGGAATCGTTGAACGGAAAACTTGAACGCCTTGACAAGAGGGCATTAAACATTATCCATTCAATGTCATAAATAGGTAAACAACTATCAGCGGTGTTCGGTCGATTCTTAGCAGTCGATCGGACACCGCTATTGTTATGTCCGTATGACGAACACAGACCTACAAATTGCAGTAACATTTCTCAAACGCGTAGTAGCACACGGAGCAGAAGCAGAACAACTAATCCAATTGGTAACCAAAATGGAGAACGAAATTGAACAACACAAACGAAACAGAACTGCTGTACGAAAGAATCGATGAACTCAATACAACGTGTACATTTCTGCGCGAACAGTTAGAGCAACAAAGAATCAAAGCACAACACACAATCGATGAACTTACTAGCGAACTAAAAAATGTTCGTGGTATGGTTGACCGACTGTACGTTGCGATCTCGCAAGGCAGAGAACTATGAGAGAAGGACTTGATTATGAATCAATTAATTATTGTCGGAACAGTTGGTAAAGACCCTGAACTACGTTTCAGCAACAATGGCTTACCAATAGCCAGCCTAAGCGTTGCTACGAACTACGGCAAGGACGAAAAGAAAACAACAGCGTGGCATTACGTCACGATCTTCGGCGAGATGGCTGAACACGTAGCAGAATCAATACGCAAAGGCAGTCGCGTAATAGTTGTCGGAAGATTAGACAAATCACAATACGAAAAAGATGGTGTTACACGCGACAGCGTTTCGGTTATCGCTGAACATGTCGGTTTAGAACTACGTTTTGGAACGGCATCTAATGAATCAAACAACTTCTAAACAAATGATTGAACGTTTAACTAAACACCCAATAGATTGTGTTAAAGGTTCTCTACTACTAGATGTTGTAATTGAATTAAACGATTCAAACCAACGCATACAACATCTTGTATCTAAAGTAAATCGTTTGGAAAAAGAAGTAGCAAACAAAGGAATCTAATGATTCACAAAGACATACAAAAACTATCAGTTGACATTGAATCCCTAATCCCACATCCACGTAACGTGCGACAAGGCGACGTAGGAGCGATTAGCCAATCACTAGAACACAACGGACAATACAGACCGATCGTTGTACAAAAAACTACAAACCACATTCTTGCTGGAAACCATACGTGGAAAGCAGCACAAGCATTGGGTTGGAAAAAAATCGCGGTAACATTCGTTGACGTTGACGATGAACGCGCACTAAGAATCCTATTGGCTGATAACAAAACCAACGATCTGGCAACCTACGACGACAATCAGTTAGCGGGACTGCTACAAGAACTATCAGAAACAGAACAAGGTTTACTTGGCACAGTATTCGATGGCGATGATTTAGACCAACTACTTGCCGATCTTGAAAACACACATACCGATACAGAAAACATCTACACACAAAAAATCGCGGTTCCCCAATACGAAATAGTTGGTGAAGAACCAGAGCCACAAGAACTGGTTGACTTGTCGCGCGTTAATAAACTACAACAACACATAGAACAACTAGAACTACCAGACGATGTTAAACAATTCCTGATTATGGGAACTTGGAGACACGCACGTTTTAACTACAGAAAAATCGCTGAGTTCTACCCACACCAAAACAAAGACACACAAAAACTAATGGAAGAATCAGCGTTGGTTATCATTGATTCAGACGACGCAATCGCCTATGGATACGCAAAGTTTCAGAAAACAATCGACGAAATGATTGAAGAAGATCGTACCGACACATCGCTGTAACGAAAAGAGAAACAAATGATAGTTGGAGTAACTGGTGGGTCAGGATTCATTGGCTCATACGTATGTGAAGAACTAAAAAAACGTGGACACAAACCTTTCGTGTTAGATCACAAAGGACGATTAGAACACGGCTTGCTAGGAGATGTAAGAGACGCAACCGCTGTGATGGAACTAGCAGCACACGTTGACGCCATCATTCACTTGGCTGCAATTCTTGGAACTGTTGAAACAATACAAAGCCCACTAGCAGCAGCAGAAACAAACATTGTGGGAACACTTAACGTCTTTGAAGCATCATCACATTATGATCTTCCAGTTGTATTTGCTGCGGTCGGTAACGCCAACGTTGCTCGCGGTACATACTGTGTAACTAAACTATGCGGAGAACGTTTTGTTAATATGTATCGTGAAGATCGCGGTTTGCGCGTAATCGCTGTACGACCAATGAACGCCTACGGTCCACGGCAATCCGCGCCTACACCATTCGGTTCTGCAAAAGTACGAAAGATTGTGCCATCATTTATTTGTTCAGCGTTATCTGGTATCCCAATGCCTGTTTACGGTGGGGGAACACAAATCAGTGACTCCGTGTATGTAGGAGATGTAGCGAAAGTATTTGTGTCAGCAATTGAATCGGCTGTTAATGGTGTTGTGCCAGATCACCCGATCGACTGTGGAAACATTACACCTACAAGTGTTCTACAAGTAGCGAACATAGTTGCCGAAAACATTAAAGGCGCGCTCATTAACGATCTTCCTATGCGTGCTGGAGAACCACACAACGGAGCAGTAAGAACACAAGAACAACTGTTAGAGGTTGTTGACGCCGTGTGCGCTACTAATCCTGATCTGCGACGAATCGATGTGCGACGCGTTGTAAGAGAACTAAGCACAGTTGTTTCTGCCGATACCACAACCCTCGAAAAGATCGGCGTTGACCCTAAATCATTTACACCACTTAGCGTGGCTATTCCTGAAACAATCCAATGGTTTCGTGAAAATGAGGGAATAACATGGCACAAACCAACAAAGTAACTAAAGTTAATAAACAATTCGCTGTTTTCATTCTGACTAACGGTAGACCAGACAACGTTGTTACCTACCAGTTGTTACGCCAACACGGATACACAGGCAAGGTGTATTTCATAGTTGACGATGAGGATTTAACTATTAGTGATTACCAAAATAACTTTGGAAAAGAATGTGTCATACAATTCAGTAAAGAAGAAGCAGAGAAGTTGTTTGACCTCGCCGATACAAGGAAAGATCGACGCGCTGTATCGTTCGCCAGAAACGCTACGTTTGGAATCGCGGAAGAACTAGGGCTGGACTACTTCATACAACTAGACGACGACAACGATCGATACTTGTTTAGATGGGTAGAAGATAACAAAATTAAATCAGCGGACATTAAATCATTAGACAAAGTATTCCAAGCGATGATTGACTTGCTGGAAGATACAGGCTCAACGTGTGTAGCCATGTCACAAGGCGGTGACCACTTCGGCGGTGTTCAAGGCAACGTAACAAAACCAATACTACGCAAAGCCATGAATACCCTGATGCTAAAAACATCTAACCCAATCGAATTTATTGGGCGAATAAATAACGATGTAAACACGTACGTAGTACACGGCTCACGCGGACACCTATTCCTGACCACAACCGTTCTCCATGCTAACCAGATTGCTACCCAGCAGAACGCTGGCGGAATGACTGAATCACACAAAACAGGTGGCACATACCTTAAATCAATGTATTCAGTAATCATGGCACCAAGTTGCGTAACAGTACGCGTTATGGGGTCGGCACACCAACGATTACACCACCACATTAGTTGGGAAAATGCTGTACCAAAAATAATTAGTGGACGACACAAGAAACACTAATGCCCATACAACGACCATGCCTTAACTGCGGACAGTTAACAATCAACACAACAAGATGTGATGACTGCCAAACCATTTACAACAAACAACACCCTAAACCAACTAGACCTCACTACACAGGTGACTACCGTAAGCGAGCCAGACACATACGCGAAACAGCAACACATTGTTGGCTATGTGGAGAACCAGCAAAACCTAACGACCCATGGACAGCAGACCACGTAATACCAGCAGACCCACTCTCCCCACTAGCACCAGCACACAGATCTTGTAACAGCAGACGTGGAAACAGAAACCACTAACCTACAATGATTTTTTCGCAGATGCTCCAAAACGTAACCCCTAGACCGACCTTCTACATTTCTCCGCGTATTATCTTGTTTTTTAGGTGGTGAAAAAAATGGGTGGCAAAGGTTCAGGACGTAAACCAAAACCAGTTGAACAAAAACAACGCTTGGGAAATCTTGGTAAACGAAAATTGCCTGATACTAACTTGGTGTCACTTCCAGTTGTTCAGTCCAACGATCTTCCAGAACCTCAACGACCATTAGGCAAGTTTGGTTCTGAGTTGTGGGAACGTATGTGGATGGCTGGCGCGGTATGGTTGCGTCCTTCTCTTGACCAAGAACTGATGTTGATTTGTTGTGAATTGGTTGATGAGCGTATGATGCTTCGTGCGCGTGTAGCACAGAATCCCGATGCGTGGCGAGATCGTCGTGCGCTTCGTGAGATTGATCGTCAGATAACATCTATTCTTGGTGATCTTGGTTTTTCACCAACTGATCGAAATAATTTAAGTGGCAGTGAAGGAGTGTCTAATGAGTTCGCGGAATTACACAAACGTATTGCAGAGAGAAGGGCTGGAACCTCTGAGTAGTTGGTCGCCTGCGTTTTACACAAAGAGAACCAACGATGTTTCAGACGGTGAGGAAGTTATTCAATTTGCTAACGACCATTTTACAGTTCTCAAAGGATTCCGCGCTGGTCAACCGCTGGTCTTTACAGACTGGCAGAAGTGGCTCCTACGTTCCCTGTATGAGCGTCGCGTAGATGGCAGGCTCAGGTATCGACGCGCTCTCATAGGATTACCACGTAAACAAGGCAAATCACTTATTGGTTCTTCTATCGCTGTTTATGGAATGGTTGCTGGAGAAGCAGGAGCAGAGATTTACGCTGTCGCTGGAGATCGTCAACAAGCACGAATCATCTTTAATGAAGCAAAGGCTCAGGTACAACAATCCCCTGTTCTTTCTAAAGAGTGCAAGGTTTACCGTGATGCTTTGGAGATGCCACGCTTTGGTTCGGTGTTTCGCGTCCTGTCTTCAGAGTTCCGTGGTCAAGCAGGTCTCAACCCATCGCTAGTTTTGTTTGATGAGTTGTGGAACCAGACGAACCCAGAACTGTATGACCAAATGACCCTCGGCTCAGGAGCAAGACTAGAACCATTAGTTGTTTCCATTACTACCGCTGGTTATGACCTAGACAGCCTGTGTGGAAAGTTGTACCAGTATGGGAAGTCAGTTTCGTCAGGAGAAATAGAAGATCAACAGTTTGGTTTTTGGTGGTGGGAATCAAAAGCAGACTGCGACATTACAGATAAAGAACAATGGCGCATAAGCAATCCCAATGTTTCTATCGGATTACTTGACCCAGAAGATTTGCTTGTAGCCACTAGACAAACAAGTGAAATGGCGTTTAGGCGTTGGAGATTAAATCAATGGGTGCGGTCGCAAGAGTCTTGGCTACCCATAGGAGCGTGGGAACAATGCGTTGGTCAGATCACATTCGATCGTAACGCGCCTATGTTCGTTGGAATTGACATGGCATTGAAGCACGACAGTATCGCTGTTGTCTGTTGCCAAAAGAACGAAGAAGGCAAGTTTGTAGTTGATTCCAAGATTTGGCAACCTTCAGATGAGGGTGTTGACGTAGTTGAAGTTGAAAACTATCTACGTGAATTACATAACAAATACATGGTTTCAGAGTTTGCCTATGACCCTGCCTACTTCCAAAGAAGTGCGGAAGCATTAGCAGACGATGGATTACCTATGGTTGAGTTCCCCCAAACATCTTCACGCATGATTCCAGCCTGTGGTAACGCTTACGAACTTGTAGTGGGAGCAAAAGTAGTTCACGGCAATTTACCTACGTTCACAGATCAAGTGTTATCGGCTGCACAACGTATGACTGAAAATGGTTGGCGTTTATCTAAAGGTAAATCCAAGAGAAAAATCGATGCTTGTATTGCTATGGTTATGGCATTAGATCGTGCAAACTGGAAACCAAAACCAATGAATGAACCTAGCGTTATTAACATTTGGGATTAAGGAGAAAAATATGTGGAGAGGATTATTGTCAACTGTATTTGAGGTTGTGGGATTTAGTGCGCTTGTGGTAGGCGTTGCGCTATTCTCTGTACCGATCTCATTGATTGTTGGTGGGGCATTGTTAATAGTTGCGGGTGGTTTGTCGGCGTGAGCATTTGGAGAAAAACAGAACAACGTGCTTTGCCTACAAGCATTGATCCGTATCAGATAAGCGCACGACCTGCCGTAAGTAACTGGTCAGGAGAAATTGTTGATGAAATTAGTGCGCTTGCTTCTAGCACTGTTCTCGCTTGTGTTTCTCTTATTGCTGACTCTGTTTCAACAATGACATTAGAAGTTGTTGAAGAACGCGGTTCACGACAAATTGTTATTGAAAAACCATCTTTGTTTGAACGTCCTAATGAGTATCAAACAATGTTTGAATTTATACATCAAGCGTGTGTTCTTATATCAACGCTAGGTGGTGATTACATTTATGCACCTCGTACAGGAGCAGGACTACCAAACGAATTGCTCAACTTTTCTCCACGTCGTGTCAATCCTAAAATGACAAACGAAGGTGACTTGCTTTACAACATCGGTAAACAATCATTTACACGTCAAGATGTAATCCCTGTTTATTGGATGATGTTGCCTGAACACTTGCGACCTATCTCTCCTGTAGAAGCACAGCGAAACATTGTTGGAATGAATCTTGCGATGGACAGATTTCTTGCACAATTCTATGGAGAAGGTG